TTTGGCACTCCTGTTATTTTTAAGTCTTCCAATACTATTTTAATTTCTTGTGTTTATGACGCAAACGCAAGAAAAGTAGTAGTTGCCTACGGTAACAGCACTCTAAGCATAAGAGGCGAGGCAGTAATTCTAACTGTGTCTGGGACATCGTTTACTTTTACGTCTTCTACTTTAATTACCACATCAAGATTTCAAACGCCTACTTCCGTTTATAACTCTGTAGACAAAAAAGTCGTTATTGCGTCTGGTCTAGACTTAACAAACTCAGAGGCATGGGTATTTACAACTGGCTATGTTGATAACGCAAGCGAAAGGTTTATAGGCATATCAGACGCTGCCATCTCCGACGCTGCATCTGGCTCGGTGACAATCAAAGGCGGTATATCTACCAACGTCACAGGACTAACGCCTAACTCGACATATTACGTCCAAACAGACGGCAGCTTGTCCACGACAGTATCAAGCGTACTAGCAGGCAAAGCCCTGTCCTCCACTAGCATTAACTTGGATTACACAACATGAGCAATTTGAGTGAATTACTACCTGCCGGAGCAGGGGCAAAGTCAGCATCGTTCGTGGCTAGTGGCACGTTAGGTAGTGGGGTTACTGTTGCGCTTAAAAGTAATGGGACTGTAACTGCAATTGCTAGTGACGCAAACCCACAGGCTATTGGTACTCCTGTTGTATTTGAAAGTGCTAGTGCCGCTTTCAGTTCTACTGCTTATGATTCTGCTAATAACAAAATAGTCATAGCCTATAGAGACGCAGGTAATTCAGACTACGGTACAGCAGTAGTTGGCACTATATCTGGTACGTCTATATCGTTTGGAACGCCTGTTGTTTTTTATTCTTCTAGCGTTTCTGGTATTTCAGCAACGTATGATGCTAATTCCCAGAAAATTGTTATATTGTATATACAGTCGGCAATAGTTGGGACAATAAGCGGATCATCTATCTCTTTTGGCACTCCAGTTGTTTTTAATACTTCAGGGACTATTTATACTTCATCTGCATTTGATTCAATAAATAACAAAATAGTTATAGCGTATCGAGACGGAAGCAACTTATACGGAACTGCAATTGTAGGAACTGTTTCTGGTACTTCTATTTCATTTGGTTCAGAAGCAACTTTTGAATCTCAGCAAATAGACAGGACAGGTATGGCATTTGATGCTGCATCTGGAAAGATTGTAATTGCTTATCAAAATGTAGCTCAAGGTCGAAAGGGCTATGCAGTGGTTGGCACTATCTCTGGAACAAGTATATCTTTTGGCTCTTCGGTTGTTTTCCAAAATAGCTCTATTGAATATACAACGCCTTCTATTGTTTACGATACAAACGCAGAAAAAGTAGTAATTGCTTATCGTAATACTGGAAGCTCAGGCGTTGGTAAGGCAATTGTAGGGACTGTTTCTGGCACAAGCATTTCGTTTGGAAGTGCTGTTACTTTCAATGCTTCATCAACATCTTATATTTCAGCTTCTTACGACACAAGCGCAGGAAAAGTAACTATTGGATACTACGACTCAGGAAACTCAAATTACCTTACTGGCATAGTAGGAACTGTTTCAGGGACAAGTATTTCTTTTGGTAGTGAATTTACTTTATCTGCTATCGTGCCTAATGACGTTTCCTCGGCATACGACTCAACCAACAATAAGGTAGTTTTTGCTTATCAAAACACCAGTAATTCATCTTACGGCACAGCTTTAGTTTTTCAAAACGAAGGCCCAAACTCCGCCGACTTCATAGGCATAACAGATCAAGCCATAGCAGACACAGCTACAGGCGCAGTGATTGTGCAGGGCGGGGTTAACAGTTCAAATGCAGGGGCTTCTATACCCCAAGAATACACACCAAGCTCCGGTGTTGACTTCGACGCTAATGGGCCAACGCTATATATAAGTTCGGTGTTTGACACAAATGCAAACAAGGTCGTGGTGTTTTACTCAGACTATGGGAATAGTCAATATGGCACGGCGGCTGTCGGAACAATCAGCGCAGGTGTTATTAGTTTCGGAAGTCCGGTAATTTTTGAAAGCGCCGCTTCTGAGTTTATCTCGGCAACATTTGATTCTAATTCAAACAAAATAGTAGTAACGTACAGAGACGACGCAAACTCGGGTAAAGGCACAGCTATTGTAGGCACAGTTAGCGGTACAAGCATAAGTTTTGGAAGTACTGCAATTTTTAATAATGGTAGCACTCGTTATGTATCCTCTACGTTTGATTCTAATTCAAACAAAGTAGTAGTAGCCTATAGAGACGATTCAAACTCTGATTACGGTACTGCAACTGTTGGAACAGTTAGTGGGACAAGTATTAGTTTTGGTTCAGAAGTAGTTTTTAATACTGCTAATACCCCTGACACTTCAACAACATTTGACTCTAGCGCTAACAAAATAGTCATAGCTTATCAAAATGTAGATAATTACGGTAAAGCCGTAGTTGGAACTGTTTCTGGCACAAGCATAAGTTTTGGCTCCGCTGTAACTTTTAACGCGGGCACTACGGCTAGTGTTTCAAGCGTTTACGATCCAAATGCCAACAAAACTGTAATAGCTTATGCCAATTCAAATGTCGGCACTGGAATTGTCGGGACGGTCAGTGGAACCAGTATTTCTTTTGGCACTCCTGTTGTGTTTCTTGCCACATCTACAGGAAACATTAATACGGCATTTGACTCTACTGCCAACAAAGTAGTAGTAGCGTATTCAGAAAGTCTTACTACTTTTGATGGATTCTCTTCAGTTGGTACAGTTTCAGGCACGGATATTTCTTTTACGGCAGGGACTAACTTTACGGGGGACACTAGTTATTCTGACAGTGCGGTGACTTACGACTCAACGGCTAATAAAATGGTATTTTCTTTCCGAAACGGGACGGTAGGAACAGCCGTTGTAGGTACTTTATCAGGCAATGCGTTTACCCCAAACACAGATTACTACGTCCAATCAGACGGCTCATTATCAACAACAGTATCTTCCGTCCCCGCAGGGCGGGCTTTATCATCAACCTCAATCCTATTGGAAGGATAATCATGAAAACTATAGTATGTGAAATGAACTGCTCTAAGTATCTCTTTGCAGACGACAAGCAAGTCAACATGAAAGCTGACCATATCGAAGTGGGTGACCCTGCTAACTTGGACTTTATTATTGGCGACATGAACTCTAGCAACGCTACTCTTATTGAAGGCGTGACTGAGCCAGACGATTGGTACGGTTGTAAGTACAACTACGTCAACGGCGCTTGGGAGTTATGTCCTGATTGGGTTGATCCAAGAATAGAAGAGTAATATGACACACCTGTTCTTGCTTATGGTATTGGTAAACGGACAGGTACAGTCTGCGGATATGTGGTTCTACGACATCAACAGATGCAATTATTTTGCGAACGCCATCGTTAAGGGGAAAGTAGAACGGACACTTAATTACGAGCCGAGAGGCATCGCCCTTGCTGCCTATTGTTTACCAAGAAGGGCAGACCCTGAGAAAGTGAGGCCGTACTAATGGATCCTGTAACAATTAGCGCGTGTATAGCAGGAGCAAGTAGAGCCTATAATCTTGTCGCCAAAGCGGTAAATGCTGGACGCGAGATAGAAGATACAGCGCAATATTTGGGTAAGTTTTTCGACTCCAAAGAAAAGATACTTGAGATAGAAAAAGAGAATCAATATGGCCCAAAGTTCCTTAGAGGCTCTTCTGTAGAAAGCCAAGCTCTTGAGATACAAATGGCAAAGCACAAGACGCAACAAATGGAGAAACAGTTGCGTGAACTTCTCGTGCTTACAGTAGGAGAAGACTTTTACAATGAGATGATGAAAACACGACGAACAATAAGATCTCATAGATTAGCCGCAGCAGAGGCAAGAGCAAAAAAAAAGCGTTTAATAATTGATGGAGGTCTTATAATCTTAATGACCTCTGTTTTTTTGGCAACAATATTTTGGATGATAGGTCTGGTAACTTAACATGGAATACCAAGTAATTTTTAACGTAGGCATTGCTCTGGTAGGCTTTATCGGAGGTTGGATGGTGAACCGTGTTTTTGTATTACTAGATAGAATAGATGCTGACATGAAAGCTATTCCTATGCAGTATGTTGCTAAAGAAGATTACAGAGAAGATATACGCGAAATTAAAGAAATGCTTGGTGCAATATTTAAACGACTAGAGAGTAAGGCTGACAAATGAAACTTGATCCTGTATTGCTAAACATGGCTTGTAGTTGGTCGATTAAGGCTTACAACGATGAGAACCGTGACGCTATAAAGATTGAGAACAAGCTAACTAGCGCTACTGCTTTTGTTGTAAAACGCAAGTCTATAGATATTATTGTCTTCAGAGGAACGCAGGAAAAGTTAGACATACTGACTGACCTTGCAGTAATTCCAGTTCCTTACGTTAAACGCCTGTGTCATGCAGGTTTTGCTATGTCTCATAAATCTATCTGGTCAGAAATAGAAAAACATATAGATTATAACAAGCGCACTCTAATTTGCGGTCATAGTCTTGGTGGTGCGATGGCAGAGCTTTCTGCGGCTAAGCTAAATGGCAAGCATGATAATTTAAATCTTATTACCTTTGGCAAACCCAATACATTCTTTAAGGGATTTAAACGTCCTATGACGCTGGACAACCAAATATCAGTGGTTCAAGGATCAGACATAGTACCAAGGGTTCCTCGCTTATGTTATGGGCCTAGCAAGTCACAGACTATGCTGTATTTTTCAAACGGTGGCCCGACGATAATAAATCCTAGTAAGTATTACCGAAAGAAAGACCGTGGTGATTTTAAAGATAGGATAGCCGATCATTTAATGGACGGTTATAAAAAATGCTTGGACACTTTTCTCAAGGAGCAAAAAAATGGCAAGGTTGGCGTTGATATTTAGCATAGCTCTACTCATGGCGTCTTGCACAACTATTGAGCAGGTGCGAGAAAATAAAGAACTTTATTGCTCTGGTGTGTATAAAGGTATGCGAGCCGTAGGCAGGTCTGCGTTATCCGCTACTACTGGTGTTATTGTAGAAGATGTATGCGACACGATTGATAAGATCGTAGCCGAAGATGCTTAAACTAGGTAGCTTACTTAAAACTCTTGCTCCTACTGTCGCAGAAGCTACAGGAGGCCCATTAGCAGGAATGGCGGTAAAGATGGTTGCGTCTAGGATAGGCTCTCCTAACGCATCTGTAGAAGAAATTGAAAAAATATTAGAGACTCAGCCAGAGAAAGCATTGCTAGTTAAACAAGCGGACGGCGAGTTTCAAAACAAGCTAAAAGAGATGGAGATAAACCTTGAGTCGTTTAAGGCTGAGGTTGATGATAGGAAAGATGCTAGAAAGACGTTTGGAGATGATCCGATACCAAAAATCTTTGCGATGGTTGCGTTGCTTGGGTTTCTTGGATACGTCTTCATGGTAACAATACAGCCGCCAGACGCGAATGATGATGGTGTAGTTAATCTGATTCTTGGTTATCTGGGCGGTTTAGTTTCAGGAATATCTGCATTCTTTTTTGGTGGCAGTAATGGAAAAAAATAAAATGGACAAGTTGATTGCAATGCTCAAGCGTCACGAAGGCGCAGAGACTCATGTTTATATGTGTAGCGAGGATAGGTACACAATAGGCGTAGGTCGAAATGTTGATCCAAGAGGCGGTCTTGGCTTGTCAGAGGACGAGATAGATTACTTACTTTCTAACGACGTTTTGCGTTGCATTAAAGAACTGAGCAAAGAATACCGATGGTTTGGCGATCTTGATGAGGTTCGGCAAGAAGCGGTTATAGATGCTTTCTTTTGTCTCGGAGCGACAAGGTTCCGCACTTTTAAAAAAATGATCGAGGCTCTTGAGGAGGCAGATTACAAAGAGGCTGCTATTCAGCTACTAGATAGTCGTTTCGCAAAGCAGACAGGTAATCGAGCCAAAGAGTTGGCTAGTATGATTGAGAACGGCTCCTATGTATGATTACCGTTGTAAAATTGTAAGGGTAATTGATGGTGACTCTATCTTGGTTGACATTGATTTGGGCTTTGGTACTTGGCGCTGTGGTGAGTCTATCCGTCTTTTTGGCGTGGATTGCCCCGAGTGTCGTAGCAGAGACCCAAAAGAAAAGGCAGCGGGACTTGCCGCAAAGGAATTTGTCAAGGGATTGCTACACGATGGCGGGACTTACACTCTCACCACAAAAGAAAAAGGAAAGTTCGGGCGATACTTAGGCGTTATAAAACTGGAAGACGGAACAAGTATCAATGGAGAGCTTGTTAAAGAAAACTTAGCAGTTGCTTATCACGGACAAAACAAGTCAGAGATACAGAATGCTCATAAGGAAAACTACAAGAAGCTAAAAGAAAAAGGCATTATCTAATGCAAAATATCACTGTAATAAAATCTAGCTTGATAATGCAGGAACTTATCGCTTAGCTCATCATTACCAAAAATAAACTCATCCATATTTGCCAAGTTGAAAGCCATAGTAGCAATATAATTAAAGTCATCCTCTGACATTCGTTCTTCTGCCAGTTCTAGCCAATCTTCTAAATCTTCGTTGCTTTTAATTTCAAATTGTAATCTTTTCATTTCAACGCCTCTAGAAGTAATGGCAATTTATAGAAGCTAGTTAGATGTTTAAATTTTATGAGTCTAGCGTCTTCTTTAATTGCTTGTTTAAAAATAGCCTCACCTTTTTTGTAGTCTTTTGCAACATCAGTTTCCCAAAACCAAAATTTAGCACAGCATCCCATAATATATACGGCATTTTCAGGATAATTTATAGCGGCAAAAATATAAGCATCGCATTGTTGATTACGAAGGTAGTCTGTCAGCATTATAGTATGGTGTTCTTTTATCCTGCCAAAAATAAAATTAGTCGTTTTAACGTCTACTTTAATGCCTTCAACTAGGAAATCATACTCATAAGTATTGTCTACGCTGTGTTCAATACCAAGACTTGCAAGCGCCTTAGAAACAGCCAGTTCTCCGATAATCCCAGTTACAGATGAGTTATTATTAACAGACCTAGAATTCAAGGTATTAGGACTATCTTCAGCAATCTCACGCCATAGCGGATCTATTTCAAGAATTACTTGTTTCAAAGGTAGGCCACGGCACATGAATGCCCATCTTGTCACCAAAGTGACGGTTTAATGTCTCATAGACTTTAACGTAGTCTAATTTCTCGGCACTAGCGGTAGAGTCCTTGCCTGTCATAGCTTCCTGAACTGGCTTCCAAAGATGTTCTTTAACGCCTGCCATCGTCCAATCAATGGATGCTTTATGTTCTAAAACCTTCTCCATTCCTAAGCCAGCAGAGTTCAACTCGTCAGCCATGAGCTGACACCAAACGTGTAGAGCTGAGTTCTGTTTTAAGCTGCGTTGCTTGCCAGTTGCCCATTTAATAACTAGATACTTGTCCTTGGCATACAGCTCGTCTATATGCTCCTTAAACATCTTCATTGCGTGGTCTGAATTAACTATCCAGTGTTGACCTTCATTTATACTCATATCAAATATACCCAATGAATTCGATTCTTCCATCGTTGCCTTTTTCTCGCGCTTCTTGGATTAGTGCGTATTGCTCACGGTAATGTTTAGCAACGTCTTTGAGGTTCTTTTTATAATCTTTGGCAAGGCTAATGTTCTCTCGTTTCTCACGCAGAATACCAATAGCCTCTTCGCCAAGATGCGCCTCAGCCCATCGCTGGAAGTCGTCAGGATTACTACCTAGCTTCTGGTGACAACCAAAGCAATGAGCAAAGGCATTCATGGGATCAAAGCGTACAGCGTAAGCTCTGCGCCCAAAGTAATGACTACAATGAAGTCCTTGAGATCCTTCCTCATACTGTGTGCCGCAGGCTTCGCAGCGCCAGTTGGCTCGGGATCTCACGCACTTACTGAACATAGTATCTGCCGCAGTAATCTTCATTCACGCACCTTCAATACTAAGTAGCGTTTTGCTGCTTGATCAGAAAACTGCTTAACCTTGTATTTGGTTGGCTTATTGCGGCAGTAGCTAGAGATTGAATGATAGGCAGTGCGCATATCATCATAATCGTCAAATTGAAGAGCTTCAGTCTCAGAAATTTCGAGCCAACGCGCAACATACTTGCTGCGCGAAGGCGCTCTGTTAAGACCAGCTTCTTTTAGGTCAATAACTTTCATTAGAATGGTATATCCTCATTGCTAATTGGAGCTTCTGAAGCTGGAGCAGTGCTAAGAGGAGCAGCCCATTTTAGTGAAATGTATGGCTGGCCTCCGTCTTTGCTTTCATTTCTCCAACCTTTGAGGCTAATCTTTCCTGTCTTGTTAAGATTTACTGCGCCTTGCTCATATGCAGCAAGAAGCGCTTTAAGAGCCTCTGGATCAATAGAGGCATAATAAGAGTCGTCATACTGGGACTTATTAACGCTTGTAAGCGTGGTAAATTGGTTGCTCATTTAGCTTCTCCGTTTCAGATTTAACATAATTTGCTGCTTCAATTAAGATTGGCACAGCTCTATCAATAAATTCATCATCTCGCTTTACCTCAATGATGAGAGGTTTTAGGTCTGGGTGATAGCTGAAAAAGAAGTAACGCTCTACTTCAAGCAGCCACATACTCAGTTGAACTTGTTGAACATACTCCACAGGCAGCTTCTTGCTACGCATATAACGAATATGGGTAGAGGCTCGTGGCGACTTAATCTCAACGCCTGTGTCAGTATCTAGTGAAAACAGGCCATCTGGCGAGCATCCTATGTCATAGTCGCTGTGAAGATGGAAGCCTACCTCTTTAACATTTACCTCCATAATTGCAGCAAATAGGTCTCTTGCTGAGCCTTCACGCTCGTTTCCTCTTTCCATGTCGGCGTTCTTAAAAGTGTCCACAGGCTTTCCTGTGAGCCTCTCAGCAATGACTTGGTTAAGGTAAGTATCACGAGTAGAAGATGCAGTCTTTTCACCACGGCTAGTTACCAGTGACTTAAAGCTAGATGCAGTTATGCAACCAGCTCGCAGTGCCAGCCATTCGTCAGTGCCTTGCTGAACATCGTAGTAAACTCTCATAAGGCTGTCTCCAATTGATCAATCCTGCCTTGGATGATGTTGGCCTGATCATTAGTGATAACCCATGTTTTAGAGCCAACCTTTGATAAAGCAGCCTCTTCAGAAACATTAAGATCAGCAAGTTTTGCGCGAATCTTAGCAACAGTCTCATCAGTGGCAAGTTTTGGCTTTGGAGTAGACTTTTCACGCTTACCATTAGTAGCGAAGTCTGCGTCATCATCTAGCTTTGGATCGCTGACTAA